TCCGAACGAGACAGGCCATCAAGCTGTACATGGAATCGAGTGCGAAGATTGCGTATGACCGCATCAAGAGGGACAATCAGATGTCTTCTGACCTTACAAGCAGACGCACTGATGCTGCCAATGAAGCAAGGCTCGAAGCCACTCTCGAAAAAGACGCTCCAGCAACAGACCTCATCCCTGTAAAAGACAGACTTACAATTCCTGAGTTTAGGGATGAAGAGAATAATCTTAGAAAGGCAGAAGAAGTAGATGTTTACCGAGTCCCTGCAAGCGTCAAGGGTAGGGAGTTTAAGTTTGTCGTAGAGGGGCCAGAGCTCACACCAGAAGAGAAAGCGGCTGGTAAAGAGCAAGCTGCTCAGACGGTTCTCGTTACCAACGCCGTCCTTGATACCAAGGGAAATCTTGTTGCCTACGATATTGCTACTGGACCGGGACTTATTGAGGGGGTGCAGCAAGACATTGCTGGTCTCGACTTGAGCACAGAAACTGTGTTTAAGAACGACTCAAGGTTTGAGCTAATTAACAGCAAATTCCGTGCTGTTGACCAGCCAACAGGCAGAAGAATTGGTAGGGACATTTTGGAAGAGGCACAAAACCGAGTGATTCTAGCAGAGTTCAAGGCATCTCAAGAGGGAGGTCAGGAATAATCCGTATTTTTGAGTCATGGACGAACAGTTAAAGGCACTGCTTACAGAGGCGCAGGCTAATGGTGCTTCTGAATCAGAACTTCTAGCGATTATTGCCCAGTACAATAGTCAAAAAAAAAAAGAAGACACTTCACAATCTCCCTTGGTTTCGGAGGTGGGTTCGTTGGATTCAAGCTCGCCTACACCTCTGGGTGGAGAACAAGACGATGCACTTTCGGATTTTCTTACGGCACCGAGGATAGGTGATACGCGGATTCCAGAGTTTGAGGCAAACATTCTAAACGATTATGCCGCGTCGTTCGACAATGCGTACCTCCAAACGATTTATGAAAAGTTTGACGTTTCCAAGTTTACGGATATTGTCGGCATTGATGGCACTCAATCTAGCTATCAAGAATTTCTAAATGCCTTTAACCAGTCAACTACCGAGGACGAGAGGTTCACAGCTAAAAAAGAGCTGGTTGATTTTTTGATTGAAGAAGGAGACCCTGATTTTGAGATAAACAGAAAGGTTCTTGGCGCGGTGACGGATGAGGTTTACAAAGACCTCACTGGAAACCCAGAGCTTGAGGGAGAAGGCATCTTAACGCCTGTTCCTCTCAAAACTCAAGTGTCTAAATCCCTTCAAGACTTAGGCTCGGGAGTTGCTACTAGGTCTGGTGCCAAACTTAGGGAGAATCTACCTCAAGAGATTCTGCAAGACCCCAAAAAGGTAAGCGATTATGAGAGGTATTTGTATGACAATTACGGGTTGTCTGTTGACCTAAATGAAGACAAATACATCGGTGGTGTAGAAGTCGTTGAAGGTGGTGCTTTTGCTGGATTTGGACGTTCTGTATCTAAGGCGTGGAAAGAAACCATGGCTGGTGCAAACTTCATGCTTGGTGACGCAGTGGCTACCATGTTTGGCGACGACAATGCGTTTACTCAGTGGGCGATTCGTGCTGGTGAGGAGGGTAGCAAGCAGGCGGAAGAGATTGCAAAGCAGCTGCCGATTTCTCTAGAAAGACTTTCAGCCAAAACAGACAAGGTTCTGTCTGGTCAGGGTGATGAAGGTGAGTTTGATGACTTGATTAACGACTACCTAAGAATGGGCGGAGAGTCCGTCCCAATGATGGGAGGTGCAATCGCGGCTGGGGTGTTGACTAGGGGCGCGGCATCGAGAAGCACGGGGCTTGCACAGCTGAGGTCTTCATTAAAGGGGTTGAAGCGTGTTGAGCAGATTGCCAAGGTCAGACAATTCCAAGCCGCTGGAAGAACTGTTTCTCAAGCCAAGAAAATTATCAAGACAAGTCAGACTGCTGGTGCGTTTACCGCAACCAGTGCCATGGGTATGGGCACACAATACAATGCAGTAAGAGACGAGGAGTGGTTCCAAGAAATGAGTGGGGCAGAGAAGGCCGCATACACTTCAATCATGGGTGTTGCCGAAGGTCTTCCCGCACTCGTTGCGGCAAACATCAGTGCGCGAGCACTGGGTAGGCTTTCTAGGGCTGGTAAGGAAAACTTTGTCAAGGGCTTCTTGAAGGCGACAGGTCTGGGCATGATTGAGGAGGGTGCTACCGAAGCCACTACAGCTGCCATCCAGTTCATCACAGAGTCTGGGTTTAGGGATGGTGTCTTGCCGTTTGAGATGGCTGGATTGGGGCGCATTCGATTCAACGACAAGTTTGATGTCGATGGCTTTACAGCCGCAGTAAAAGACGGCTTGTATGGGGGTATTGCTCTTGGTGGGGGTGTGTCCGTAACCGCACAAATCCCGGGTGCCATTTACGCTGGTGCCATGGCAGTTACATCGCTGCCCGCAGTACGCGACTCCATCAAAATTGAGAAGCTCACGAGAGAGTACGACAGCGCACCCGACCAAGCCACAAGACAGGAGGTTGGGAAGAAGCTGGAGGAGGCTGTTATGGGGCGGGCCACTAGAAACCGCAACAGAAGAAAGTTTTACGAAGACCTATTCGAAAACAACAAGGAGGCTTGGTCACAGCTTACTGGAATCCAGAAGCAAATCATCCGACTGGGCTTGCAGTATGAGAGAACTGAGAAGGGCGAAACCCGCGACGGGTTCAAGGCAGAGATGGTTGCCCTCCTTGAGGAAAGAACCAAGCTTGAGAAGGAGCTTGGAATGGAGTACGACCTTGACATCAACAAAGAGTTCAAGCGTGTCAGCGGTAGAATCTCTAAGATTGACAGGTATTACAACGACTACGGCTCTCTGTTTGAGGGTGACTCAGAGTCCACCACTGTCACCGGAGAAAACGCAGACACAGTTCTCGATGCGATTAACGAGGTCACATTCAACAGGATTGACCAAGTTGAAAAGCTAAGCACGGGGGTAAGCATGAAGCGTGCTCTCAAAAATGTGGTAACTGTAGCCAAAGCACTAGCCAAGACAGGTAAGTTTGAGGGTGTTGTAATTCACAAGACCGACACATCATTCATGAACGCGACTGGAGAGGCTCTTGGTCGCGGCATGTGGCTGGGCAAGGGTAGGATTCACATCTACGCACCAGCTGCCATGGAAAACACCTCCTTTCACGAGGCGTTTCACGACCTTGTTCTTGAGGCTATTGGTGAGGATGCGGTACAGCAGCTGTCAGTCTCTTTGTACAAGGGGCTGTCTGGAGAACTGCGAAAGAAGTACAACAACTTCCTTGCTGGTCAAAGGGGTGTTACACGTCGTCAGGCGCAAGAGATGGAGAGAGACCCCATGACTGCTGAAGAGTTCTTGGTTGAGCTGCTTGGGGACATTACGACTGGCGATGTAAGTATTGAAGTTCAAAAGGGACTGGTAAATCAGTTCAAAGACTTTGTTGCCAAGGCCGTTAACACCATCCCCGGTGTAGAGGTGGACATGACTGAGGCAGACCCAAGGGTAGCAGACCTTGTTACAGCTATCCAGAAAATGACTGGTCAGCTTGCAGCTGGTGAGGCAGTAACTGCGACCGAAGACCTGCGTAAAGCCGCTGTTCGTGCGGGCTATAGCGCGATGACGGTGGAGCTCGCCGACATGGATGCCAAGGCTCAGGGAATCTTTGCCAGAAACAGGGATGTAGAGGAGGTTACCGATGCTGGGCGTTGGGCGGCTGCTATGGCAGAGGCTACGGATAGGATGAAGGAGCTCAAGCAGAAGATGTTCCTTCAGGTTACCGCCATGACCGAGGCTCAGGCGCAGGAAATACTTGATGACGGCGGCAAGCTGTTTATGACCAAGGATGGGCTAGGGGGTGCGTACCTCAAAGCCGACGGGTACATGGGCGGCCTGTTCAAAAACCCCGACTCACAGCTCAAAGCAATTAGCGGTCCACTTCAGACTATCAGAGCAAGAGAAGGCGGCAAGTTCTACGATGCGTTTGCTACGAGGCTCGAAGAGATTTACGTCAAGAACGGGTGGAAGCCAGTTGCTAGACTTGACTTCGACGAACAGTTTGCGCCAGAAGGTTGGAACGACCCGGACTCTCCGCTGAGAGACAAGCCGGACGTTGTGTTTTTCGTGAAGGGAGAAGGCAAAGTCGGTGACGGTATTCGGATGTCGAGGGGTCTTGAGGATGACTACGATAGAGCATACGACTACACGAAGAGTGTTGCCGATGGTAAGCCACAAGCCCTTGTCCGCGCCCTAGAAGAGAAGGTGGGTAGGGAGTCATACCTCCAAACTCAAGGTGTGACTGAGGAAGAATTGGAGAAGAGAAAGGAGGAGCTTCGTCTTGAAGAAAACCAAAGACAAAAAAGAACCCCGAAGGTTGTAGATGCACTGAAGAGGTATGTTGCTCAAGAAATTACGCAGGAACAGTACATCGAAATTGTAAGAACGGAATCCCCCATCACGCCGTTCAAGGTTGTTCCTGAAATTCCCCCAACTCTGGACATGGGTGCTGTCTTGACCAGCAACAAGACCGAGACGGGAATCATCGGACTCAATAAAGAGGTTCCTGACAACTACTACGTTGGTTTGCGCCTAGATATTCCTGCCTATGACTTCTTCGATACATGGGTAGTTTCCGTTCACCAAGGTTCAAAGACGGGTGAAAGGTCACCACACATGGGAGGAAAGCCCATTGGCTATGCTCAGACTGCGCTTGCGACAAACGTAGAGTTTCATTCCGTTCCTCTGGGTGCTTTGAACATCGCCTTGGAAAAAAACAAGCAGACTATCGCAAGAATGTTTGGTGATTGGAATAACCACAATCCCGGAGAGCTTCGTCAGCGTGCGATAGACATCATGGCCGGAGACCAGTACAACATCTCAGACCACCCCGTAGGAAAGCACGAGGGTTGGGTGCAGGTGGGCATGAACCCCTTCCGTCACAGCTGGTTCTATGACAAGAGGGACGGTAATCCCATTGTGTCTGCATCTGAGGTCATTCAGATTGGTGCCCTTGTACTCGCTAAGGATGTAGAGAAAGTTCCCGTCACTGACGAGCGATTCAGCATAGTCACCAAAGATGGCGTGCCAATTAAGTTTCAGCACATCCTTCCGGGTCAAGACGGCATGGACACCAAGGTGTCTTTTAGCAACAAAGCCCAGAAGTTTGGTCGCATCTCAAACAGATACGCGGTAGAGGACGGTGAGTTCGAAGAGAGTGCTGATGTGGTGCTTCACAATGCCGTGTTCGATGAGGTGCTCAACGAAAGCAGAGTGATTGTCTCCTCTCCAGACCACATGCTCGTTGGCACAGTTTATCTGGACGACGAGGTTCTGGCTGAGGGTGGCGGTGGATTGTACTATCCTGTCCGCACCAAGAATACATGGGCGTTCGGTCAGAAAGGTGATGCTAATGCATTCAAGAATACGGTAAACCAGATGCGAGCCGATTCCCCTGACGGTAAGGTGCACATCTTACTTGTCAGCGGAACCGACGACAAGGTGAAGAGCAACATCACCACGATGGAGGCTACGATGAACCTCATGGACAGCCTTGTCGGTGAGAAGATTCTTACACAGAATCAAGTTGACAAGCTCATCGTTGATTCCTTGAACGACATCATCGACGCTCTCCCAGCTAAGGATGAGGGTAAGTTCGGCGATAAGGTTAAGTTCAAGGGTAAGCGAGCTGACATTCGTGCAGCTGTAGAGGCAAGCCTGCGTAGAACAGACAATACCTCGTTCGAGCTGAGAAGGAAGTACATGGACAAGCTGTTCGCCAACCTTGGGCGTATGTCTGTGATTAAAGAAAACCCCAAGTCTCTTGCCACCATCAAGGAAATGACTGGTGTGGACAGGATGACCAAGGGTCAGGTGGGTAGCACGCTGAAACGAACCACTATTCTCGCCATGATTGAGGGGTACTTGCAGGGTGTCCCACAAGACGTGGTGTACGCAGCTATTGAGGTTGACTCAGACCTTGAGGTTGACATGATGCCGGGTAATGAGGCGTTCCCAGCCGCTGTGGTTATGAGGGATGCCAACGGAAACAAGAAGACACCTAAGATTCACTTGTTTGCAGACAAGCCCCACGTTAACGACGTAATGCTTGACAACGAGACTGGCCTTAGCAGGGCAGACTTCATGGAGGCTAAGCTTGCCGACGGTGAGTACGCCATGAAAGAGGTGAGAAAGGGTGTGTTTGAGAGGAGAAGCGAGGCGAACGAGCGCAAGGCGATTGACGGCAGATGGAAGGGCAGCATGGGCTTGCTTCAGGCGGCCTACGGGCGCGGTAAAACCAGACCCAAAGCTCAGGCCATTGCTGATACGGAGGCTAAGGCTCAGGGCAGCTTCTTGAAGAAGGTATCTCAGATGATTGATAAGGCGTACCCGTCGCCAATCATCACCAGAGACAAGAGAAGAAAGAATCCAGTGACTGGACTTGACGAGTCTCAACAGATGGATGCCTTCGCCTACGCTAAGGATGAGGTCATCAAGACCCTGATGGACATGGGCATGTCTAAAGAGGGGGCTGAGATGATGTTCAAGAAGGCCGTTGCCTACAAGCAGGGTCGATTGCAGGGTAAAAAAGAGGGTATGCGTGTGGCTATGGCTAACGCAGCTGAGACCCGCAAGATGGGAACCAAGGCCAAGAACTTACAGAAGGCTCTCACGCAGCTCAAGGACAAGTCAAAAACATTCAACGAGTTCCTGACTGAGGCTATCAAGCTGATTGACGAACGCATGAAGGAGAACGCAAAGACTCCATTCACCCGCTCTCAAATCACAGCTATGGTCAAGGCCATCAGACAGGCTCACAAGACAAGCGGCAAGCGCGTTGAAGCGGAGGGGCTGGAGGCTATGCAAACCTTCATTGACAAAATCTCTGCCATCTTTGACAAGCGCGACTCCAAAGCAGAAATGCAGCGGTACTTGGACGGCATCAAGCATGCTCAGAAGTTGCAGAAGCGACTCAAGAGAATGGCTAGGCCGAAGGGTAGAAGCGGAGCAGCAAAGAACGTAACGACCTACGCCAAGATTGCAAACGGTCTTGCTAGAATCAACCCGGCCCTGCTTCCTCAGAACGAACTGGAGGGTTTCGTAAACACACTGATGTCCACCATCAGCTCGATGTCCAAGACCAAGGCTGTCTTTGACCCTGAGATTGAGGCGTATGTTGGTGCTGCCTTCCCCAAGGCCGAAGCACAGCTGCTGTACAACAAGCTCAGCAACTATCAGGCTATGGAGGAGCTGGGTAGGCAGGCCGTATTCATGGCTCGTGCTCAACTTCGTGCGGCTAAAAACAACACCACCGTAGAGGAGGAGTATGACAAGCTGGTCAAAAACTACGAGCGCAGTAGGCTGTCCTCTAGCAGGAGAGCCATCCTAAAATTCATTGACGAGAACCCAACGATTCAGCACCCCGACACAGGTGAGACCGTTGTTCTCAACGCAAGCAACCCCGCTCACGTTGACCTGATTACTCAGATTTTGGCTGACCAAGCGGTGACTAAAGAGGAGTTGCAGAAGGATGCCATCATCAACGATGTGCTACTACCAAGGATTGTAGCCAACATTGAAAAGCTTCTAGAGGATACTCAGATTGCCGACATTCTTGGAATCTACAGCGTGGAAGACCTTGACTTTGATAAGCTCAGAGAAAGGCTAAACAAGTTGAAGAGGCATCACATCATCAACCTTGACTACAGGCTTGACGACTACATTGTTAACGACTCGGTGTACGGCATCGGGTACATGCACGCTTTGGTGCAGGGCAACATCGACATGCCCAGTAAGCTCGACCGTCTGGTAAAGCGTAAGGGTCTGAAGGCTAGAAAGGGTGCGTTCTTTGGCATGCTGGATACCGTAAACTCCTACCTGTCCAACGTCATTCCCACTGACAGGATAACCTTTGCCAAGCTTAGGGTTGCGATTGGTTTGGCACAGCTAACCAATGACTTTGCTAAGGCTGACTTCATTCACAGTCAGGTTGTTGAGCTTCTTGAATCTGAGATTGACAGAATCACTGAGGAGGGTGGAAGCGTAACCACGAGAATGGATAGGGCTATCATGCAGCTTTACTCTATGGCTAAGCAGATGCCCGAGTTTGAAGGTGAGCGCGGACAGGCTGAAGCTGCTTGGTACTTGGAGCTTCGTAATGCAATGCGTAGAACCATTGACTACTACGCTGAGCAACAATCTTTTTCTAATCAAGAGATTGATGAATTTGAAGATGCATTTTCATACCTGTTTAATCAGGCTGAAACCCTTCCCGAGATGATTGCTCGTATCGAGTCTGAACGAAAGGACGTGGTGGAGATGGTGCAGTTCACAGCTGACATCCACACCAGCCTCATGCCAGCGTTCAGGAACTACGTTGAAAGGTATCTTGGAAAGGAGTTGGTTGTGGAAGACAACTACACGGCGTTCGAGGTTATCCCAGAGACGGGAGCAAAGGACGTGGACGACATGCTTCAAATGCGAATCTCTTTGAATGATGCCCTTGCAAGCAGCTCTCTTTCGCAAACCAAGAAGGTGGCGGGCAGTAGCTTCGAAAGAAACCCCCGCTCCCTAAAGGGAAAGAATCGTATCGGTCTTGACTTCCTGTCTGTCAATGAAAGAACGCTGAGGGACAACATCATATTGTCCAACACCGTAGGTTCTGTCGTCAGAGCCAACTATGTGCTGAACAGTGATGCCATGAAAGCCTTTATCCCGAACGCAAAAGTTCGCATGGAGCTTGAGAGAAAAATCATGCTTTACGTTCAGCAGGATACCGGCAAGATTCCTCCAGTGTTCCAGCCTACATTTAAGGCAGTTGGTTTCAGGTTTATCAATCCCATCAACCTGCTTCGTAACGCCGTAATCGTAAAGGCATTTGGCAGCTTTGGGATTCAAACTCTGAAGCAAAGCACGGTTCTTACGTCGGTCATGTTCCAGACAAAGAACCCAATTCAATCCATCCCTTACTTGCTGACGACGCTGACGGAGATGGTTTACTTCTCACTCAAGACTCTGGCTCAGAAGGACTCTAAGCTTGCTCTTGATGACGGCAGATACAAGCTTCTTCAGAACTCACCCGTATTCCAGAGAGACTACGAAGCGGGTAACATCGACCCGTACACGGGTAGAATGAGTCTCGACGAGGGCAACTTGCAAAAGGCTATCAGGACTTTGAGCGATATAAGTTTGAAGAACCTCAAGGGTACGGACAAGGTTGCGGCTGTGGCATCGTGGTTCACCTTTTACGGCGACGCTCTGATTAGCGAAGGTGTGGTTGACAGCTTCGACCAAATTGATTGGGATGCAGAAGCGGTGAATCCAAACCAAACGGCGTTGAGCTATGCTGATGCCATGGTGAACAAAGACCAAGCTGCATCTACACCGAGAGAGGCGGCCGACCTGTACATGCAAGAAAAGGGCGTGAAGTCTATCATTGCTTATCTCGCGCAGAACATCTTGCTTCCGTTCTCAAGGTTTGCTGTGAACAAGAAGCGAAGCATCTCCTCGGACTTCATGAGAATCTGGAAGGGTGATTTGGATGCCAAGAAGGAGGGTAGCGTTGCCATGCTTGGTCACGCTGCTGAACTTACTCTTTTTGCCTACATCGGAAAGGTTTTGATTCCTGCAATCTCCAGCATCTTCATCGACGATGACGAAGAGGACATGCCTAAGGATTCACAATGGAGGGACATCTTATCTCAGGTGATTGTTGATGCTCAACCACTTCCTCCAATGGGGGTGCTTGACAATCAAATCAAGGGTATGCTCAACGAGCATCTACTGTATCCCTATGATGTCATGATGGAGGGTGACTTTGACTTGGGTGATGAGGACGGATACGAGCGTTGGACAAGGCTGGGTAAGGGTGCTCCAATGTATTACAAGTCTGCTCCTAAAGACCCTACTCAAGGATTCACGAGGTTGCTTGGCCCGTATGGAGACTTCATTGATGATGCCAGAACGATTGCAGAAAATCTTGCCTTGCCACCAAACCGCGTGGTTTCAAGCAACGGAACTGAGTACTTCGTCAGACCGGAAGACAAGGAGGCAATGCAGTTGCACTACTACTTGAAGACCTTCCTGTTTGCCGGACAGATGTTTGGATTGTCCAGCAAGGAGATTGATGTTCTGGTTCGTGACTTGGACAACCTGCCAAGAGATAGGAGGCTGTCTAACGAAGAGGCACTTGCCGCATACGAAATCGTTGCCAGTAAGTACGGGGAGAAGTTCGAGGGTATCGCAGGAGAGGAGCGACTCAGAGAAATCATTGATGACAAGGACTCAGTGTTCGACAAGCAAAGGGCAGTCCAGTCAACACGCACCTCACTGAAGCCAATCCTTGCTGAGAAGCACATGAAGGAGACGTACCCCGACCAGTACAAGTCATTCATGAGGGAGACAAGAAAGCTCACCAAGCAGCTCAAAAACGCACGCGATTACTACGCCTATCTGCGTGGTAAGAGACAGGACATGGAGGCTCAGGAGTTTGCTGAGTTCAAGCTGTTCCTTGACACCTACTTTGGAATGGTGCGCCCCTCGTTCTACGTTGAGAAGCAATACATAGAATCTGTTGAAGAATGAAACTAGAGGTGATAAGGTTTAGCAGTCAGAAGCGGGACACGCTGGGGCTATTGTTTGATGTGAGCAACGGTACAGAGTTCCGTGAGTTCCTTTGCTTCACACTTGAAGACGAAGACAGGGAAGAGAAGGTCATGCACGAAACCAGAATATCTGCGGGCACATACAAACTGAGGCTAAAGACTTGGGGTGGATACCACGACAGGTACACCAAAAGGTTCGGCGAAATGCACAAGGGGATGATTGAGGTGTTGGACGTTCCAAACTTCAAGCACATCCTGATTCACTGCGGTAACGACGAGGACGATACCAGCGGGTGCCTACTACTCGGTAACAGCCAAACGGAGAACATAGTGTCCACTGGATTTGTCGGCGGCTCGACCGAGGCTTACAAAAGAGTTTACCCTCCCATTGCAGCAGCGTTGGAATGCGAGGAATGTACAATCACATACACCGATTACGATGGCTGAGAAAAAGAAAATCAAAGACACTGGACTGGGTAAGTGGCTTGCCAAGGCCGCACCTAATGTTCTCAACACCGTGGGAGACCTACTCCCTGACAGCGGAGCACTGGGCATGGTCAAGAACCTGCTCGACAAGGAGCCGGGAATCTCCCCAGAGGAGGCGAGGGCTCGCGTAGATGCAGAGATTGCTTACCAGAACAACGTGACTGAGCGTTGGAAGGCTGACATGAGCAGCGACGTAAAGCTGGCTAAGTACATCAGACCCGTTACCCTGATTGCTCTGATGGCTATGTTCGTTGTGACCATGGTGTTAGACTCAATGGACAGCCTTCCATTCAATGTGAAGGACAGCTACGTCTCCTTGCTTGAGATTCTGATGCTGACATCATTTGGTGCCTACTTCGCTGGTCGCACAATCGAGAAGTCCAGAAAGTAAAACCCCCGCTCCGAAGAGCAGGGGTCTGAAAGGTAACCAAAATCCGTTATGCACTATCCGGCGTAACGCAATGCAAGATACGGGTTTTATGGCATTCGCCAAAGCTCTGACACCTTGCATTACTGGGAGCTCAACCATAGGACATGAAGACGGGTGTCTTCTCCCCAACGTATGAGCCTACTACATTGTATTCCATGAACTCGACCGCATCTTCAATCGTCATGCCGTCCCTGTGTATCAAGATGGAGACGCAGGTGTCGTAATCGTACACCGCCACGACATTCGAGCCTTGAGTGTAGCCAATCAGGGCTTCCTCAAATCCATCAGCCAGTAGCGCGTCGTTCTCTGCTAACACGTCAATAAGGTACTGCCTTTTGAAGTTGTTGAGACCAGCTAGAAATTCCTTGGTGGGTTGTACGTTCATTTCAAATCCATTACGCGCAAGAACATCTCCCCGTTCTGAGGGTCAAACGTCTTAATCGCCTTGTAAATTTTACGAGACTCCCTTCTCACAGCTTCGCGCTCAGCCTTGGTGGACTCAGTGCCAAGGGCACAGTAAAGAGCGCAGTCCATTCTGAGAAGCTCATCCAGCTTCTGTTTATTCGTCCACGTTGTGAACCCCAGAACCCTGTCGATGTCTTTAGTAGTATAGGCCATTGAGGTATGAGTTTATTGCCTGCTCTACTCGCTCCTCTTGACCCTTGGGGCACTTCTGGTACAGCACCTCCTGTATCCTGTCAAATCCACCACGCCAGACGTGTTTTTTTCTTAGTCCCTCCACCTTACTCTCCAGCTCGGTAATCTTCTTGCGAAGGCTAAATACTTCTTGCTTTAGCTCGGCGTTGCTCATGTCATACACCGGGTCAAAGTTGCCGTAGTACACAGCCTTTGCATTCTCGTAGGAATCCTTCAGCCTCTTGTCGTTCAGGATGTATCCGTCGAACCGCTGCTTGTAGTGCACGATAGTGCAGTGACTCTTTCCGAGGTACTCACCAATGGCAGTTGTGGTGTATCCCTTGTCCAGAAGAATCTTGGAAAAAATCATGCGGGCATTCACGTTCTCCCTGTTCCTGCATGTTGTAATCAATTCTGTGTTGAGTATGCTTTCCACGGCAGCGTGCAGCACCTCAAACTCTTTACTTATTGTCCGGAGTAAGACCAATTTTGTTCTATTCATCGTGTTAAAATCGGAAGAGAAAGATAGGCAGAGATGTCGTACACAGCCAAGTATCCGGTCTCTTTTTCGGGAGCGGTGACCAAGCTCCACGGCAGAATCCAACCCCTTGCATTTACAGCTTCCCCCTTGCCAACATCTCGCTTCGTGTCTCTCGATTGAAGGTTTGCGTTTTCACAAAAGGTCAAGAGCTTTTCTCTGTTGAACAGGTGGGCGTGACACTTGTACTCACCAAACTTGTTGTCATCAACGAACTGGTCGGGCGCGTGCTTCACAACATAGACCCAGTACTTTGATGTAGATGCGCGAATACCCGTTGCTTTGGGCGGGGTTCGGCTGGGGTTGACGTATTCTATGAAGAGGTTGTCGGTGGGGTTTCTTTCCTTGCCAAATGACTTCCATTTAGCACAGGACTTGGTGTCCCACTTCACCTCATAGTATTGGTTTTCCGTCCTGTCGTGAATGTCCCATCCGGAAACCTTACCCTGAGACTGCTCGTAGTCCCTGCCAGTAATCGTTCCCATGAAGTTCATCCAAGCAAGCTCTACCCTGTTGCCGAACTCAAGGTCTTTAAGAAAGCTGCTCGACATCCTCGTCTTCTATGTATTCTTTCAACGCATGCTTCAGTGCTTCGAGCTCAAGAATTACGAGCTTCTTGTACTTTCTTACGTCGTCCAGTGTTTGCTCCCAGTCTGTAGATGGGTTGCCCTTTCCGTCATGGAGCTGCTCGTACAGCTCCGTAGTCAGCCTCTGTATCTCCTGCGTACAGTAGCTGTAGAGCTGACTAAGTTTTTGCTTCTCCATTGATGTGGCTCAGTATGATTGTTATCGTTTCGTCTACCTGCTTTTTGTTCTTGGGGATGAAGAGCATGTAGTCATCCATGTCGTTGTCCGACAGGTACTTCAGAAACATCTTCCACCTCAAAGGAAAAGTGTGCTGCGATGGAACCCACCCCTTCGTCTCAATGATAAAGCGGTGCTCGTGACTAACGAAGTCAGGTGTGTACTTAACTCCAAGTACCACCCTGTTCGTTGCGTCGGTCATCACGTCCTTCCCCCGTGTTGATTTGTGGTAAACGCCGGGATACCTAAACGAGTCCATCAGCTGAAAGGTCTCGCTTTCATATCCAAATTGAACTTTTGCCTCCCTTAGCTTGTCATAGCAGTATGTCTCCAGAGTTGACTTCAGCTTGACTCCTGCTCTGTTGAGGTCTTTGCGCTTCCTGCCCTTGGTTGGCCTTGTTAGGTTCTTGCGGCGTTTAGCCATGCCCTAAAAGGTACGTTCAGAAGTGCTCTTGTTTACCAACAAGTTGTTCACCAAGCGATGTGAATAGCTTCTGGTGGGGTGCGTGCATGGAGAATCCGCTCTGCGTAGAGTTCAGTTCGAATATCATTGGCTGCGCGTAGGGCGTGGGTTTCCCGCCAGTGTCTACCTCACGAACCTTTCGAACGTGCATCTCAATACACCGCCTCTGAAGTACGTCTGGGTGTTGAATCTTTCTGTGCAGCGTGATGAAACAATCGCTGCGGTTCACCCACTTACCTCCGTGCTCGGTATCCTCTGCGTAGGGAGCAACCTGCAAGCCATCGTCACCCTTCCTTCGCTGGCTCTCTGTGATGCTGTGGGCGTTCACCCATACAGCTACATCCATGTTGTTACTGAAGGTCAGGAACTCTGAGGCAGCCTCGTAGTGATACTCGTGCGGCCCAACACCACGGTTGGCACTCATCTCAATCTTCAGGCTGTTGTATGGGTCTACAAACAATCCGTCAATCGGGTTCTGCCTGTGCACCTTCTCACAGAACAGGATGATGTCCATGTAGCTGTAGGTCTTGCTGTTGTCGATGACAACGAAGTGCTTCTCCACCCACTCTCTTGCTTTCTTGCGCTCGATGTGCGTGGTGCTGCCAATCTTCTTGTTCAGCGCGAACTGCACGAGCTTCATCTTGACAGCAGCGGAGCGATTCTCTGAGCTGTAGATGACCCATCTCCAGTCGTGGTGCATCGAGCTGGCTACCATCAGCCAGAGGGCAAAGGTGGTCTTCCCAATGTTGCTGTGCCCGTTAATCATGACGAACTCCTTCTTGAATACGAAGTTCTCATCCATGAATGCGTTGCCCGTGGACAGACCCAATGGAATTTTGCCATCGACGTACTGCTCAATCCAGTCGTAGTCAACGTCGTCGCTGCTGATGAAGGACATGTCCCCATCGTTCAGCTTCATCTCCCGCTTAATCTTCTCCTCGCTATTGATGACCTCGCTGATGGGCAGCTTCTTTCCGTTTGATACCCCATCTTCGATGGCTTTGAGCGCACCCTCAAGGTTGTCGATGTCTCTCTTCTGAATCTCCCTTTCCAACACCCAGCGAGCAACATCCTCCTCGACGATTCCGCTTGCAACGTATCCACCCATCAAGCTGGCAGCCTTCACCAGCACGTTGTGCTTGTCGCCGTCCTCCGCCTTGCGAATCATGGCAGCGGCGATGTTCACCTTGTTGAAGTCTGTCCTTCCAGATGACTCCCTTACCTCTTGGTTCTGGCTACGCTCAGAGAGCATGCCGCCATACCTCTCGTACTCGCCTTTAACTACGATGTCTGGGTCATACGATTCAAAGCACGCCCGGCTCTCGTTTTCTCCGGTGCTGTCCAGCTCAAGGCCGTACTGCTCTTCGAAGTAACGCTTGAGAGAGCGGTAGTGGTCGCGGTGACGTTCGGTGTTGGTGATTTCTACCAGAGCCTTGACACCCTCACCACTTGGCGATGCCCAGCAGGACAAGATGTATTTGTCACCCGCAAGGGCAGACTTAGTTCTGGCAACATCAACGTGGTCAAAGTCTAAGATGACCAGACCGCTGTGATACTTGAGGCTGTCGTCGCTGCGCTTGTTCTTCTCAAAGATTCCGCTAAAGCATACAGCTGGGAGCTCTTGCTTGACTGACTTGTCGCCCTCACGAATTAGCTCAACCTTTGGTCGGCTCTTGCCCTCCTTTATCCTCGTTAGAACTGTATCGAGGCTCGTAATTACTGCTTCCTGTGTGCGATAGATGGTTGGATAGATGGTTACCTTCTGATTCTTCATTCCGCAGCTGCTGTATCTTGTTCTCGTACCACTTCGCCTTCTCCATGTCCTGCTCCACGCTGTTGCCGGGCTTGTTCCCCGCTCGCATGCGGTACTTGAAGGCATTCATCTCGCAGAACGCGATGTATGAGTCTTTGCCCCAGATGTCTATCATCATCTGCCAGACCTGCTTCTCCCCCCTCTTGTAGTGCGTTGGGTTTATAGCGTCTAAGTCTGATTTGGATTCTGTCTTTGAAGGCTTCGAGGGTTTTGATGATGCCTTTGATTGTATCAATTTGCTCATGGGGAGTAAGAAAGTTTTGAGCCTCTAAATTAAGGTCGTCCTTCTCGAAGGCATCCAGCTTTTCCAGTACGATTCGAGAGGCTGTTTCGAAGTACGTTCTGTAATCAGGACTTGAGACGAAGTACATCTCATGGTTCTGCTTGTAGTGGTAGATAGTTGTCCTGTCCTTCTTGAACAGGTTGGCACACACGGTGTGGTGAAAGAACGCGGATGTCGCGTTGGCGAACGCTGCCCTCAGCTCTACCTGCTGTCGCGTTCTCGACTCTGTTGCCTCGATGCCAATCGCCTCAAGGTAGTCGCGGTATGTTTCTCTAAAGATGTCCATTTCAGTAAGGGTTTTAGTACTCCCGGCAGGACTCGAACCTGCAACATTCACCTTAGAAGGGTGATGCTCTATCCAGTTGAGCTACGAGAGCATAGCGAGGGGAGCCAGAACAATTCACGAAACTGACTCCCCCCTTGCGGTCTACATCCTAACCACTATTTAGAATGGCACTTCGGTGGTGCTCTTCGCTTCCACCTTGCGCTTCTGTTCGCTCTGACTGTTCGGGTCGTACACCGAGCAGAAAGCTTTCATTCGACGATTGTCTTCACGGTCTGGCACGGACACCACGTCGATGTACACGCGCCCCTTGGAGGTGGCGTACTGCTTCAGGTTGTCCAGCTCTTCGAGGGTGAAGGAGATGCGCTGGTTTACTCGTGGGGATTCAGTGTATCCCACATACACGTTGCTGTTCTCAGCCATGTTTGATAAAAATTAAAGGGTTAACGTAAACTGCTTGTACCGGTTGCGGGATTGTACAACTCCCATAAGTCC